CCCGGCAGAAAGAATTACGTTGGTGAGGTAGCTGACCCGCTCTGGCACATAATTGATTTCGGTTTTCATCGAAATCCCCTCCGCATAGCCGACACTGTCTTTGTGCCAAGCAAAGCATGTGCGGTCACTGGAGCCATCAATGGCAAGTCCACCTTCGTCCATGTCACCAATCATCAACATGGAGAAACCAAGGAAGTTGTCGATTTTCCCATCAGTCATGGCTTTGTGGAGAACGTAGTCTTGCGATGCGGCTTTTTCTTCCGCCAGAAGGGCCGAAAGACCATCCGCCGAAATTGCCATGTAACGATCCGTTGCCGGAACATTCTTGGCGTTCAACAACCGGGCAGCTTCCAACACCTTCGCAACGTTGATGTTGGTGTTTGATCCGCCGATTGAATTGGCAACCGTCAGCGATGAGCTTGAGTTCGCCAAAGCGTCGAGAATGATCTGGTCAGCGCGGCGTCCTATAGCCTTGCCAAGAGTTTCAACGAGTTCACGGCGCTCGTCATAGTTGACCTTTTGCTGGTCAAATATGCTGGTGTACTCCGGTGCGGCGTAATCGCTGAGAGTCGCGGTTACGTTGCTGTGAGTAACATTAAGCGCGGTGACTTCCGACTGTGGCACATGCAGTTGCGCTTGTGCTTTAGCCATTTTAGGAAATTGGACAGTGGACCCTACAACACCCGTTCGCGTGCGCGTAGTTCCAGCCAGCTTCCTCTCGCCTTGATAGGCTTGCTTTACTTCAGCTTCAAAGAGCTTTGTAAAGTTGGTCGATAGAGAAGTTGCCATTTTACTGGTCCCTTACATTGATGAAAAACTATCGGCATCAGTGTAGGGACCGGCTGGTCCGGCTGTGCCTAGGCTTCCGCCCGGAACAGACCGACCTCAAAAGAGGGTAGGGTCATTTCGTGTATATTCGCATATTGTGTTATCTGTCAAGTTTCTTAACGCATCATTTAGCTTATAGACAAAAAACCTTCCGCCGTAGCGGTAATTCCGAAAAATCCAAAAAAGCGTTTTTTTTCAAAATGAAATGATAAGTAAGCGTTTTAATTCAGTGACTTAATTTTTCGACTCTCAAAAAACCCAGCGTTTCTGGGGCTTTCAGCCATTTTTGAAAAATGCGTGTGTTATAATAGGTCAACAACGCGGGGAAAAGCCCGCCGCTATTTTACATTGTGAATAGGTAACCGTGTCGCCGTGGCCTTCGCCATGAAAGGAAAATGCCATGGCTAACTCAAAAGACTTCCTTTGCTACATTCCGATGATGACGGGTGGCTCATATGGTCGCCATGAAAATCGGAGTGAAGCGGTCCTTATGGCCTTTCGATATTTCACAAGTGATTGGGGCAGCATGTATGATGTCTTCAATCAAGAGATCAAAGGCTACCTTGCTGAGATCACCGGATTTGACAAAGTTCAATTCGGACCCGGCAAAGGTATTTGGGCCGACACCGAGGACGGTGGTGAACATCTTTTTGAGCTTGAGGAAATTTCTGTTCAGATGCCTCCGCTCAGAAAGAACCAACGTGCAACCGGCGATGCCTTTCGCCGTAAGCTAAAGCAGGCTGTTCTGGCCTCTCAATAAAGAAGCGCCCAGGGCTGCAACCCTAGACGCCTCTAAGTAACTTTTCTTAACCTCGCTACGGTAGCACGGTTTCCTATTTACAATCAATATTTAGCTTATAGACAAAAAAACCCCCGCCGTAGCGGGGGGGAGAGTCTAGGAGGTTAACGTACAGGGAGGTAGTTACATAATTTGCGGACTGTTAGGGTCCGAGCCATATTTTTTGACAAACTGGTCTGCAACCTTGCGCCGGAACGATGGGTCTTTGTTGTATTGCGGATCAGCGACCATGGCTTGCAATTCTTCTTCTGTCGGCATCGCTTCTGAATCAGGCGTTGCATCAACGGGAATAGTTTTCTCGCCGTAGTATTGGCGCAACCGGTTTAGCGCACGAATGCCGGAAGCCGTGCCGCCCATAAATTTAAATTCGTCAAAATCCTCTGCGGTCCAAGCTCCGTTGTTCACAAGCCCCTCTGCCCACTTGACTACACCGTTGACGATGTTCTCACCATTCGGGCCTAGCTTTGCAAACTCTGCTTCGCGGTCAAACTTCTGTTCCGGTTCTCCCACATCTTCCGGCATCGTTTCCATAACCAGCCCAACAATCTTTTCAAAATCGTCTTGCGACAACCCTCTGTCGGCAGCGACCTCTTTGAACTTACCCAGAAGTTCATCGTCATCTGCAATTCTCTCATTAACAAAACGTATATCATACTCGCCGCCTTCCGGCACTTGATGCTTTCCGTTGCGGAGTTTCTTATAAAGTTCCTGTTGGCTTTTCGCCAAGCCCTCGTAATCGGCTTCGCCGCTATCTGAATCCCAAAATCTATCCGGCAACCATTCCGGCTTTTCTCCATCGCCGCCCGGTTCACGGTGATCTATCTCATCGTCTTCTGCCGCTTCAGCGGCATCGGGATTAGGTGTTTCAACGTTGTCTAACAGGCCCGCTTCTGGCTCTGGTGCTGCTTCCGCAGTTTCGCTTACCTCAGCGTTTTCTTCAGCCATTCTTTGCTCTCTCACTTCTTAATAAAATTTCACGAATTAGTGTGTTTTGACCTTCGCGGAAAAATCCAAAGTCTGTGGAGTATCCCGGTGCCCATGTTGGTTGATGCAAGAATGCCCCGCACAGCCAATCAATCATTACCCGCCCATCATCACTTTCCATAATCCGGGCAATGGACCGATCAAGTTCTGCTTGGAACCCTTCGCCTTCTTCCTCTGGCAACGGGCTTTGCGCGTTTACGCCTTCCCATCCATCCGTATTAATATCGATGATTTCTGCCATTACTTTTTCTTTGCAGTTTTAGCGGAACGTTTAAACGCCTTTGCAGTTGGCGCTCCTTTACTGCCGGGTTTTCTCATGCGCTCACCAGAACCGGCCTTAATCCTGGCTCGCTTCTTATGAATGTTAGAATATAAACCGGGCTTCGCCATACCTATTTCCTTGATGTTTTGCCAGAACATTTCCAGCGTTTGCGCGACAGACGTAATGGACTGTTAGGATTTTTTGCTGCGGATGGATGCTTCTTCATTTGCCCTGCACTACGGGCGCAATAAGCATTGCCCTTCGATGTGCCAGGACGAACACGCGGCCCGCCACCTTTAGCTTTGCCAGCTTGACCGTAGGAAACACGCTTGCCACTGCTTGTTACTTTGACACGCGCCTTCCCTTTCGCTGGCGTTGCCATTACTTTTTACCTTTACGCGGCTTCGCCATTTTCATTGGCTTGCCTGACTTGGCGCTAGCTTTCTTCGCCGCCGCCATGCCTTTTTTGCCGTAACTAAATTTTTTTCCACCAACGCTTGGCATACCAATCTCCTCGTTTAAACAGGTTGTTCCGGCGCAGCTTGCTCAGGCGGGGCTTGTCCCCCTTGAGATTGCTGCATCATCTGCATCATTTGTTGTTCAACTTCTTGGCGTTCCTCATCGCTGGTCCGCAGACTTGTCGGCACGCCCAGCTTGTCTGCAACATAGTCGGCAACCGCATCTGCTTTGATCGTGCTTTGCGCTATCGGGCCAAGGCTCGAACTAATCTGCGCCCACTGCATGGCGTCTTGAATGTCATCCAAGTGTTGGGCTTTGGCTAACGGGCTAACCGGAACGACACGCACCTCTAGCCCGTTCACCCGCAACGGTAATGCAATTAAGCCCGCCTCGTTCATAATGTACATTGACCGGCGGACTAACGGCACCATGGTTTCCGTTATCAATCTGCCGAAAGCTGACCCCAAGTTAGTTGCAAGCTCACGCATCCGTTCCACAATTTCGGTAGCGCTGCGGGCGCTCATGTTGTCAGGCGGCAGCGAGTCATCAAGCAGCGTGCGCTTAATGTTCATGCGTAAATCTTGCAAAACAATCTGTGTCAATTGTAGATCGCCAGCGCGTTGCAACGGTTGCAAGGATGATCCCCGCGCACCGCCGTTCGACGCCACAGGAATGACGGCACCCGGCACAATACGGATCGTCTGCGGGTTGAGAACACCATCGTCTACAGCCGTGTAAACGCCGCTAATGTTGAGACTGGCGTTTTTAAGCAACAACTCCACAGCTTTGTTTAACGTCAATATGTCACCAAGCGCAGAAACAACCGGGCCTCTGCCCATAACCTCACCGGCAACCTTACTAAATCTTGAAACGATCCACGGTGATATTGTCAGTTCACGGTAGACCAACATGGACGATTCGTTGTCGCTAGATTTATAACAAACGTAATATCCATATCCGCCATCATTGACGTTGAGGATAGTAGACTCTTGCAAGTTTATCATTTCTTGCGGTGCGTCTACGATCTTTCTTTCAAGAACAGCGGGTAGATTTGCGTCAGGCCAAATCACTTTAATGTTTTCCGCTGCAACGCGCATCTTGCGGTACACGTTCTCAACAGTGCCTTGCGGGCCTTCCTCAAGCGCTACGAGGTATTGCGGAATTGACTGAAACCGTATCGGTTGTAAATCATCTCCGGGTTGCACAAGCATGATCCCGGTACCGACACTTAGGTCTAAAAGAAACTCGCCCATGGCAAGATCGAAATTGGTCTGCCGCAAAATGCTAAAGAACTTTTGCGAAATAACTTGCAAGCCCTGGCGAACTTCTTGCTGGCTTTCTGGCGGAATGTCAGTGCCAGGAAACAACTCCATCCAGCTTTTATCAGGCGGGAATAAACCCGATTGTAAGCGGTTAGCAAAACGCTGTACGCCATGGACGGCAGTAGAATCAAAAACCTGTAGGTTCTTTACACGCCCGGATTGACCGTCTTCCCAATAGCCATCATAGAGGTTGCGTTGCGGCAAAGCATACTGATAGCACTGCTCATAGAGATTGCGCCAATTCTCTTTTCGTGACCAAGCAGCGTTATACCGCTTGGTCAACATGCCCGCCGACATCTTCATCAGACGTTTATTCCGGCCCTTGAGCGGCTATAGGTTGGGCCAAGCGTTTGTTGCGGTGGCACGCCCATAAACGGATTGTCACGGTTTGCCAAAAGCAACCTGTTTCCGCCTGTTCGCCGTGCGCGTTTACGCGATGCTAACTCTTTTTGATTTTGGCGCTCTCTAGCTTCCAGCCGCTCATCTTGCTCCCGCTGTGCGCGCTCCATCTCTGGGTCTGGCCCCGGTAGCGCAGTTGCTACCTCTGGAGTCGAAAATAGTCCGGTTACTAGTCCGCCCATTTTTAAACCTCGCTAACAAATAAAAATCTGCACCATCCGGTCCAAACTTCCGAGCAATGCCTTCTTCCTCAAAATACAAAGACTTTGCCCACTTGATAGCCCGTTCATTTTGTGAATGAACCCAGATTTGTATGCGAACCAGAGATAACTCTGACATATAAATGTCGAACATTTCTTTAGTAACACGGTGAAACGTGCGTGCAGATGATCCCAAATTGACATCGGTAATCATCCATAGCTCCGCAACCCCAGCCCACAAGGGAACGCACCCAAACATACACATCGGCTTGCCATGGCATACGCCCATATGCGCGTAGCCAATCTGCGCGTAGCTCTCTAAAACTTGTGTAAAATTGGGGATATGATCGAAATACAACTGATCCGTGCCCCTTGGTTTCAACATCGGCACCAAGGCCGGTTCAAAATCTATGATTTTGTGCGGCGGTTTAATCTTAACGTGTTCGTTTAAACGCTCTATGTCTTCAAGCAAAGACATTGAAATCACTATTTGCAACCGGCAGCTTTGCCCACGTCGCCGGGCGTCTGGTCATGCGCTTATGCTCACCACCACCTAGAACCAAATAACCATACGCATCACCAATATGGCTGTGTTCGTTCTTATTCGGCACATCGCGGAACCGCTCTTGACCGCTGCCCATACTGACACGGCTAAAATGATACCCGCCAGCCAGCGCCTTACGAGTACGGTTGCATTTTTTGTCCACAAGCAAGCCGGGTTTCTTGTCAATAAACCGGATCATCGGTGCCGCCATAGCTTCGCGCCGTGTCTTCCAATCGTTCGTTGCGGCGGGCCGCGCTAACATGCCAATGGTCTTCAAGAAATCAAACGCGGTCACTTCATAAATCTGATCGCGCTGTTGACCGGCTGGATCGCCCCATATCATCACTTCTGCTTTTGGAAACATCATTTCCAATTCAGCCTTGAGGCTGTTGCAAAACCTTTCCAGGCCCATATCAAACGTCACCAGTTCATGCAGTATGCGCCATTGCCCGGACGGGTGGCGCTGACCGAAACACGCGGCGGGCGTTAGTCCAAAATCTAAACCGATCTGCACCGGCAGACTTGGATCGTACTGCAACCCGTCTACCGTCATCAGGTCATCATCGTATTCGGGTGTAATGCTCTTGCCTTCTTGAACGTATGTGTATTCGCCTTTCGCGTAACAGCGAATCCAATCAAGGTTTTTGCCGCCGACAAGCTGTTCATAGTAACCGTCAGGTAGATTGTGAATGTTTTCCGCTGTTGGGTTGGTCATCCACCACTTGCCCGCGCTCTGCACAAAGCCGTTAAACTCGGGCTGGTCAGGCAAGTTATCGCTCGACGTTTCCAGAACGCCCGGTGGTTGCCGGAAAAACTGCCACGCAAACTTTCCGCCCGGCGCTTCCTTGCCTTCCGCCAGCCTGTACCAGTAATGATCTGAATCCATAGGGTTGGTATCGGCCCATATCCCCCGCCACGTTGCTCCGCCATCCGCTTGTGTCGGGTATCTGCCGACACGGTGCGACAGGCCATCAATAATTGCCTTAGGTAACTCGCGGCACTCGTTGATCCAAGCGCCGGTCAATTCAAGGCTAAGTAACTTCCGCACATCCTTGGGCTGGTCGAGAGCCAAAAATATAACTTCGCAATCCACACCATGCGCGTCACCACGGGACGGCAACTTGATGTGATGCGTGATAGGTGGCGACCAGTGCGCGTTTCCCCAGATGTTCTCTGGAAAAATCTCCATCCACGTTTTCAGTGTCGTTGTCTTCAGCATCGGGTAACTGTTTCGGACCACGGCGAATCGCGTGTAACGGATGCCATCACGGGGGCTAGGCTTTTGCCTGACGGCCCGCAGCATGATCTCCGCAGCACAAGCGTAACTTTTGCCGCTGCCCACTGGTCCCATGATCCCACGCACGAAACTATCATCGCGTAGAAACTTCCAGACAGTCGGTGCCGTCGAGAAATCTAAGTTTAGATTTGCAGCTTCAATATTATTCATATCTCAATTCATAAGGATGAGGGGCAACCCAAGACCTACCTTAAAGTTAAAACCCCTCATCCCCGTTATCGCGGCTCATTCCGCGACTTTTTCCTGTTGTTCTTGAACTTGCGTAACCTCTGGCCCAACCATCGTAATGCCGACAACGCTAGGCGTGTTCACATCTGCTTTGTGTTGCTCCAGAAGCCCCGCGCTCTTTGCCAGCACGCGCAAGACGCTAATCTTGTCGTGCATTTCCAACTCTAACGATGGCTCGCCATTCTCCGATTTCGACACGCGAATCTTTTTGATGGCACTGGCTACGTTGTCCGGTATGTCGGCACTTGCCTTCACCTTCACGTTGCCTTCCGCATCCCAACTTAGTACATCCGTAATGTTAGCCCGCGCTATATCGATCAACGCTTGCGCTACACCTTCCTTGTTCTGGGCGATAACTTGGGACCGGCCTTTCAACCGGTCTTCAAGTTTCCGCACACCACCGAATCGACCTGTTGGGCTTGGGCTGCCAGACATTACTTCACCACCTTTGTCGCCAGAACGGCATGGGCTGCGTGATGCCCAATGTCCTTGTTGATGCGCCAGCCATCCTCGACATACGCATCAATCTCATGCCATCCAATATACCGCGCTGTCAATTCTTGCCAATCCCCTTTGGCTTGGTGACAGTCATCAGAACGGCGCTTTGTTTTTGTCATAAGGCTTGGCAACCATCAGGACGCATTCCAGTTCCCCGTTATCGTTCATTTTCGGCAACGGCACAGAATCCAGAACAATGTTGAACCCCTCGCCTGACTTCCACGGGAACATCGCCCCTATCTTGTGGCCGCGCTCCTTACCTTCACGGTCTTTCTTCATCGTCTTCACTTCAAAATATTCAGCCATTAAATCGCTCCTTCAGTTTTTCTAGGTACAAGATTGCGTCCATCAATTCCTCTTGCGCGTCCTCAATCCATTCGAGGACGGGCTTGTCAGCATCGGCCATGGACACACCGAATCGCTGCATTCCTTCGTCGCTGCGCCGGATAAACTTTGCCAGCACGCGGTTCACTACAGGGTCTTGAGTTTCACGCACTGCGGATACTCTGCATCTGTCGCTGGGTAATAGCGTGATCTATTGCCGTCAACGTCATCATCCGCCGCTGGCAACGCCACGCTATGGCATCGCGCATTTCCGCCCAGGCCGGAAACCACTCACAGGAATCCAAGAGGCTGTTTAAACCTTCCTCGACGGCATCTGCCGGGTACTCCCGCAATTTGTCTACATAACCGGCCAGCATCAGGTCCATGTGCGCGGCATCCAGATTGCGATGCTTCATCATCATCTGCATCTGCGCCAATAGCTGCACCAGCCGCCCTTCATCAGCGGGCTTAGTGGTCTGCAAGACGTAATCTCTGGCACGTTGTAAATCTGCCACAGTCATGTCAGCGGGAAGTTGGATGCCAACCAGATCGAACTCATTGGATAATCTTTCTTCGATCTTGAAACCGCTGTGCTGCTCCAATGATGTCACCGCGTCCCGGTCTAGGCTCAACGCGTTCTGCTGTGACTCCTTTGACTCGATTATCTGGTTCATCCAACCACCTCTCTTGGTTTAGCCACGTTGCGGGCAAGTGTGTGAACGCTGGGTCCGGGTTGTAACGCGCAACGCCAGCCATGATGACTTCGTGCTTCGCTTTCTTAATTGCTTTTTGGTAAGACGTTCTTGCTGCGCCCTTTCCTTCACGCCTTGGGTACTGTGTCCAAAATTCTTCAAAGTTAGTTTCTTTAAATAAAGATACTTTAGTATCTTTCTTCTTAGGTGTGGGTATGGGTGTGGGTGTGGGGGCATCCGTTTCGCATTCCTCCACAGATGCGTTCGCATTCTTAGTTTTCTTTGTTTTCCGTGACTTAGTGTAGTCCCTCTTGTGCGCGTTGGCTGAGTTTATCTTGGATCGGTTGACAACGAACGACCGCTCTTTAAGTAATCTTTTCTGCGTCCAACAACCGTCTTCAAGCGTCCAAAACTCCAGCACCGCATCCTTTACATTCTTCCACTGTCGCGGCCCTAACCCTGCAAATCTTGCCAGCAATTTATCGTCATCAGGCAGATTACAATCGGGTCTGCGCCATGCCACCATCAGCAAAAGCAAATACGCGCCATGCTCCTGTGTAGACAGATGCCGTGTGTCTGCAAGATACGCATCCGTCCACAGCGGCATACTTGGGTAACTAGCCATCGTTGCCCTCCTCTACTTCTCCCAAACTTTCATAACAATGCGGGCAGGGGACTTCATATGGTCCGTTAATCCCATCCCGCTCGACGTAACCGTCGCCATAGCATTTAGCACAAGTCATGCTGACCACTGCCCTACTTCATCACCTATCGCGTCCCAGCCCGTGCGGCTGGTGCGACTGAACAACTCCAGATACGGCCCCGGATATAGCGCTTCGATGCGCTCATACACTTCGTCAGGTTTACGGCTATGCTCACGCCTGGGGGCCATCACCACCTGATGCACGCCACCACTGACACGCTTGGGCTTGCCTTTAGTTGCAATCAGGCAAAGCTCAACATTCTGCCGCGTGTGATAGCCTAGCCCCATGAACAGAGAACCGGATCGACTATTCGTTTTAACCCAGCAGAACCCAATCGTCTTAAATGTGAATCCCCAAGCATCAATAAGCTGCAAGCCTTGACCAAGCATCGAATTGAGTACCCACAGAAATAAAACACTGTCATCAGCGGCAAGACCGCTAACAGACATACGATGAAGATCATCCTGTTCCATAACGTTGTAATGGTTTTTCGCACTTCGACCTTCCCCCTTCGCACTCCGCGCCTTCCAACTCCACGGTGGGTCCGCTAACACCACGCCATACCCACTCATAGACTTTCCGTTCCGTACTCAACCTCACTCTTACGAACACAGACCGGACAAATATCCCAACCACCCGCAATCACCCGTGACCGTGGCTCTAGCTGCCTGAAAACACCGGTTGGCCCATGTGTTTCGATGCTCGCCAAGTAGTCTTCAACCCGCTCATCGCGCCAGATCATGTGTTCGTCCCTGCATCTGTCGCATTCAAAGGCGCTACCATAACCATCACGCCATTGCTGACGTTCTGCCGGTCCCACCTCATATGCAGATCGTGAACTAAGTGATCGTTCGTGATCGCGTTGATGTGCTGGAGTGTGTCTAACAGGCATTTCGCTAGGTTATCCAAGTCACGCACGCGCTTGTCGGGTGGTGCTGCCAAGATTTCGCACCGGACAGGTATGTCGAAAGGCGGTTCAAGCGTCCTGTGCAACGCTGCACACTCGTCCAAATACGCCCGGTATTGCTTCGTGCGGTAAACACCACGCGATGTGTAGCGCCACAGGCGATTGACAGAAGGCGGATAGCGAAGCAGATAGACGCGTTCATTCATATTTGCCCCGTTGCTCGAATAAGCCGCTTGAACTGGTTTAAACGGTCCTCATTCGATTCCTCGCGGACCTTTAACCCGTTCACGCACAGGTCGATAATCAAGTTACCCATCGATCTGCGCTCCAAAGCGGCTTGCGCCTTCAATGCTGCGCGTAAATCGTCAGGTAAACGCACCGTTGTCTGGTGAAAGCTAGTCATTACACTCCTCCGCTGTGGCTCGTATCAATTCGGCTATGTCGAACTCCTCACGATCAGGTTGCTTTCGCGCATATCCAGCGCTGATAAGCTTGTCCATGCGTGCTGTAAGGCCCGCAAAGTGAACGAGAAGGGCTATTGCAACGGGTAGTCGCTGGCTCTCTGGAAGCGCTTTGATTGCGCGGGTTGCGGCGGTTAGCATGAAAAACTCCGAAATATTTTTGTGAGACCCCCTATACATGGCCGGCGGGGCCGGGGGGGCAAAGGGTGGGTCAAGCCATTGTAATTGCTGATCTTTTTTATCATCTGTCACAAATCCATTTGACCATTTAGCCTTGCGGCATTCTGATAGGGCCGCTATCGCTGCCGCTTTGCTGCCTTCAATGTCCAGGCATTGGCTGGCGTCATCGATGGCGCGCTCATTTACTATGCGGACCTCGCCTGTTGTGGCGGTCACTTGATGCACATACCAATGCGCTAATGAATGAGCATCAACTAGTGACAACCCATCCCCTTCCATCCCGTGCTTACTAGAGTCCTGGCCCGCCGTGATTTCCGGCGCGGGCAGATCGTCTTCTATAATAGGGACCGGATCATTCTTGTTAAGATCGTCGATCAAATCATCCTGCGTCAATCGGCTGTCATATATGATGCGCCATACGGCTCCCATAACATGACGCCATGCCGGGTGATCTCTATAGACTGACACTCTCTCTATATAGCCAAGGCGTTTTGCCTTCGAGATCATACGTTGCACGCACCCACGATCTGTGTTCGCCACGTCAGCTATTGTTTGCTGGTTCGGATACGCGAATCCCTGGTTATTCGCATAAGCGCACAACATAGCGAACTGGCGCAATTCACCCGGCGTGAATCCTTTCCCCTTACCACGCGTTCCCTTGCTCTCCCAAATCACTCGCGTTGGGATGCGTGTATATAATGAAGGCGGCCCGCCTTGTGCGGCACCTATCACGGGTTCATCTGTCATATAACTGACTCAACCAAATCATTTAGCCTATTGACACTTGATACCACATATGTCAAAACAAGCATACGAGATCATTTTACGATCTAAATGCACACACAACAGGAGTCAGTCTAATGAGTTACACCAAGGAAAAAACATACACATACCGCACGTTTGAGGACGGACGTTCGGTCATCGTAGCCGAGGTCACAATACATGGCGACGGCACCGCTACATATTGCAACGGCGCAATGGAACAGCGCATGTCGGCTGAACAAGCCTTTGGTAAGGCTAAGTTACGCAAGTCGGTGTGTGAGTCTCGTTTTTAAGGGGGGAGAGAAAATGATTAACACAAATCAAAGCGGGGTTTTTGATGATAACGCACTTGATGTTTTAGATGAGCTTTGTTGGGCATTTCATCATAAACATCTCGATCCAAACGATTTTCCTAAATTGGATAAATTAGCTCACAAGCTGGAAGAAAAACGGCAAGCCCTAAAGCCTTGCTAGCCCAAACACAATTGCGCACTAGCGCCGGATGCCGGGGATTATCCGCCCGGCATTTCGGCTGAATGCACTTAACAGGAGTCAGTCTAATGAGCTACACATCACGAAGCCTTGAGCGGCTACGCGGCACCAAACGTCCCGCACCCATTCACCCTCACGCCAGACGCGCATTACAAGGCGCTGATCGCGACTTGTGCTTGGCGGCGTACATCGTCACCACGCTGCTATTCTGCGGTCTGACCGTCGCGCCTTTCGTTATGGGCGGTTTCATCTTCGATGCAATGAGCCATGCCATCCTGTGGCTGGTTTCATCCACAATGATGCTTTTCTTCATGTTCATGCTTTGTGTGGGGTGCGACTAATGACAAACACATATGCAACCCGCGACGAATGGTTGACCGCCGCCGTCAACATGCTGAATGCCGACGTATTTGAACCCGCCGGCATAGACCGTTTAAACGCTTCCTGGCGCATTGCCTGTTCATGGCCGGGCGGCGGCAGCGCTCGTAAGCGCATTGGCGAATGCTGGCCGTCCGGTTCATCTGATGACGCGACACGCGAAATGTTCATCAGTCCGGCGGAAGACGATCCGCTGGAAGTGCTGGGCATCGTCGCACATGAGATGATCCACGCCATTGACGATTGCGAGAACGGACACCGTGGTCCGTTCCGCACCATGGCGCTCGCCATTGGCCTTGAAGGCAAAATGACCGCTACCACAAGCGGCCCTGAATTGACCGTGAAGCTTGAAAAGATATCGCAAGCGCTTGGCCCGTACCCCCACGCGAAAATCAATTTGCAGGACCGCAAGAAACAGACCACGCGCATGATTAAGATCGTATGCCTGGACGATCAATGCGGGTGCATCCTACGCGGATCACGGACCGCGATAGGTGATGCGGGAATCCCGACGTGCGGCTGCGGTAGCATGATGACTATCGGATAAAGCGTTTAAACATCGCGCAGCAGCGCCCCTTGGCCCCGGTCCGAAAGGATGGCGGGGCCTTCGGGGTAGGAACTTTTAGGAGCGAGAAAATGACAAATGTAAAACAAAGCTGGGCAGTCATCGATGAGAACGGCGACGAGTTTATCCATGCGTCAGTGTACCTCTCATATGCAGGTGGTGACGTAAATTGCGCAAAGCGGTTGGCTGTGAAAGATGCGGATATTTACAACGACGATGCCTACGGAGTTTTTACCGTTGAGCTAAGAGATGTTTGACACGGGAACCCCATCGCGCACTAGCGCCCAGCCCCGGAGCCGCAAGGTGGCCGGGGTCACGGCGTAGGTAATTAAGGAGAGAGAAAATGACAAACGTAATTACACCCAAGGAACAAAAAACACTCGACGCGCTTACAAAGGCACTCAAAGAAACTTGCTACTGCGCCGACACCTATATGATTTCTAATCATTCAGACCTTTCTGAAAAACAAATTGAGGGGTGCGTTAGCTCACTTTTAAAGAAGGGCGTCATCTGTGAGGTCGAACCACACGCCTACGAAATTATCTAGCTTAATCCCCATCGCGCACTAGCGCCGCATTGCCCCGACCACCAGCGCGGGGCTTTGCTGCTGCAAACTTTAGGAGAGAGGAAAGCTAAGATGATTGTCTGGCAATACATACGAAATGATCACGATGGCACTGGTGCGGTTTATTTCGAAAGAAAAGCTGATGCTGAAAAATTTCGGCGTGAAGATGACCAAGACCTTGTTAGTGACATAAATAAAATCAAAGTGACTGATCGCATCTCTCTAGCATCAGCATTAAATGAGGCTGTTGGATATGGCGGATCTTGATCGCCCAACCCGTTAGAGCGGAAAGTCGCAGACGAAAGGAACAAACGAAATGACCACCATGCGCATAGAGCGAGCAAAAGAAATCCTGGCCGAAACCGCCTGGACCCGGCCATCCGATTACGCCGGGCATAACCCGGTTGGAGAGTACGTCATCACCACTAGAACGCGAGATAGCAGCATCCTCGAAGACGTGAACTATAGCCGCATCCTCGAAGACCTCAAGCAGTCCGGCTATCCCTATCCCTACAATCAAGAGATTGAAGACACCGTTTACGATTTCCGGGCGCGTCACTGGGCATGTGGTTGGGTCGAATACCTGATGGTGAAACCCGAAGCGCCAGACGACGTTCTGATCGCGTCAGCGGAGATCGTTTCAGCCCTGGCCGACTATCCTGTCTATGACGAAGACGCCTATTCCGAAAAGCAGTGGGAAGCCGTGACGGAACATTGGCTCCACATGGGAACTGGTGAGCGCGTCCAGTATTGCCAAGACGTTTGGGTCTCAGTTTTTGCGGCACGGCATGACGACATGCCCGAAGCCGTTGGGGACCAATTACTTCAGGAAATCTACTGAGCCGAATTGGTCCTGATTGGAAATACTAACCGCGTTTAAACATCGCGAGTCTATCGCCCATTCGGCCCGGCGCATTGCGTGGCGGGCCGTTTCGGGTGCCACCGGCACGGGTGGTGTAACATGGAGTCAGACAATGAAACACATCGACACGCGGGCTTCGATCCGCACCAAATACCTAGGCCCGACCAACTATCGCGGCGGGCGTGTGAGCGTAACAGATTCGAGCGTGATGGGCGGACCGACTAGACGACTAATCACGCAATGGGATTACGGATTGAACATTGACGCGAACCATGCCGCAGCGGCCCAAGAATGGCTAGACAAGCACATGGCCGACTTCGCGGCAAAGCGTAACCAGCGGGCCGTCGTGAGCGGGCCGGGCTTATGCTTTGATGAATGCTTTTATTGGTCGTGGGCGTGGGAAGATTTGAATACCGCCGCCGCGTGACGGTTGACGATCAAGCCTGGACTCGCGTCCGGGCTTTTTCGCCAGCCGTCATCTGGTTGGGTGAAGATGTAGAAATGAAGCAAAGGAGTCAGTTATGACAAAAGCAAAGAAGCCTACCACCAAGAAACGCAAGCCCGCAACAAAGAAGGAAATCATGCTGCCGTGGGCGCATAGAGAAGAAATCAACGCGGAAGAATTTATTCGTCGGATTGCGGATATGGCATTGGAACCACTGAACTCAATGGAAAGCATGGAAGGCGATATGTATATGTCGGATTTCCGCGAGTTGATGACCTTGAAATGGAAGCTATACCACGCGGTCCAGCGACTCGACGGGGAGGATTGAAACAATGGCGATGAATAAATACGAACTTAAGACGTACTGTTTAAACGTCACACCGCACCGCGAGACGTGTGAAATTGTTCACGCTCAAACCGCCGTCGATGCCATCCGCACCATGCCACTATGGAAGGGTGCCATTGGATTCGTTGTTGATACAGAAACGAACGGCGAGGTTAACGCGCACACGCAGGACGGCAACGGCTGCAACGGCGCGGACGCAAAGCGCATCGACTAAAACAAATGGCGGGCCAGGGAATGCACGCCCCGGCCCGCCGCTTGTATCACCATGTGCTAATTGGAGTCAGCAATGATGGCTCTGTTTAGCGAAACGGAAGCAATGAAGCAAGGGAGTCAGTTATGACACATACACCGGGACCGTGGGTTGTTAAATTCAATACCGACAACCAAACGGCAGCTATTGAACCAAGTAAAGAACTGCTCGCGCAGGGGCGTGGCGGCATCGCTCATATTTACAGTAAAAATCCTCTTGACGAAGGCTATGCAAATCAACGGTTGATAGCCGCCGCGCCTGATTTGTTGGCGGCGTTAGAATTATTTGACCGTAAGCGGGACAAGTTAATTCGCCGAATTAAGACCGGGAATCGTAATGACATCGGCTGGGCGTTAAAAATTTTGGATGAAATGGACTCCGAAATCCAAGCCGCAATCGCCAAAGCGAGGGGGGAGTGATGCCTGATACAAAAGCACAACTGATCGAAATACGATCTGATCCTGAATACCAAAAAATCAAACCGATCATCCGACAAGCGATTGTCTACATCGAAAGCATGGAGCAGCGGCTTAAAGAAGTCCAAGTGCTTTGTAAGCACCTTGACCGTGCCGCTAGGGGGGAGTGATGCGTAGGGGAAGCCACTGGCAAACGTCTGGTGAAAAACAATACTGGGCTGACGATGTCAGAGAGCTAGTCCGTGATCTAACGAAGGACAGCACTCACTCGTTGCCGAATTTGATGCGGCTTACGCGATCCGAGTTGATGGCTCTGGCAGATGCTTTGTCAGACCAAGAAACCAAGGGGGGGGAGTGATGGCTAAACGGAAGCGAACCCGCAGCAGCGGACCACCAGAAAAAGCATTCGGCCTTGCGCGTGTGAGTACGGAAGAACAGGGCATTGATGGCCTTGGCATCCGGGCACAGAACGCAACCATCCGCGCCAAGGCAGAAGAACTTGGGCTGGAACTGATCGAAATATTTAAGGAAGTCGAATCGGGAACCAAGCCCGAAAGGCCGCAGCTTATCGCCGCCTTGGATGCAGCAGCGAAGTGTGATCCGCCCGGCGTTGTGATCGTCAGCGCCTTGACACGCCTAACGCGTAACTTCGACGTGATGAGCTACATCATGCGGAGAACGGAACGCGACGGCACTAAGCTAGTCGCGTGCGACATTCCCGAAATGTCGGACCCGAATCAGACACAATTTATCTGGCGCATCATGGCGGCGGTTGCGGAGCTAGAAGTGAAGCGCATTCAAGCGCACACCAAAGACCGTTTAAACGTCGCCAAGACCGACCTTCAGGAAAAAGGGTACTACGACACCCGGCCTAAGAAGGATAAGCCTTCACGGCGCATTATACGCCTGGGCAACCCCAACGTAGAGAAGGCGTCACCGCTCGGCGGTGAAGCAATGAAGCGTAACACCCGCGCCTTTGCCCTGCGGACCTACCCGATTATCGAAAAGCTACAGAAAAAAGGGGTTACGGGATTGCGTGCGTTGGCCCGCGAACTCAATAACCGCAACGGTCTTCATGGTGAAGGCCGGGCAGTGTTGACCTATCAAGCGCAACGACAGCGGCAGAAGCTAGAGGACATCCGCGAGGAAGATTTGCCGCAATGGAGCGCTGAACAGGTGAAGCGGATTATTGCACAGGCGAAAAAGTAGTGTTGTATTCGCTAAACGATCTTGTTATGAACGTTGTTGATGCCAGAAATAGAGAACAACAAACAAAATATAAATAGAAAAGGAGTGAAGACGTTGAAAAAATACCTTACTTACGCCGCCGAATTTCTCACGGTCCTACTACTGTTTGGCAGCATGTGGGTGATGTCCCTGTGGGGGCTGGTGCTATGAAGCATAGCATCACCGGCCAGGAGTCTGGCGCGTCAGATGCGCCCATCATCACACCCATCAACGGCGAGTATCTAACGCCGTTTAAACTCACACCCAACGACATGCTCGCCCGGCACAGAGCCGCACGCGATGGCGAAGACACGAACAAAGCCACGCCTATAATGAAGCGGGGAAACTATTTCGAGGATGGAGCGCGGCAGTGGTTTCAAGATGAATTTGTCGTAGAGTTAGACCACCCGAAAACTGGATACCGCAACGAACATTGCAATCTGGTTGCCTCACTCGACGGGTTTTTCAAAGACGATTGGGAGTATGAAAACCTACCGATACCCAAAGGATCAGTCTGGGAATTGAAGCTGCCACGTTTTCCTGGTGATCCTACGGATAGCCTGGAGCGTGTCATCCAAGTGCAAGCCCAACTGGATTGCGCGGACGCTGACATTGGTGTGATTGCGGAACTGGCACAGAGCGATTGTAAGTGGCGAATCGCAATTGTGCATCGACACGAACCAACCATCATGGCGATTCGTGAAGCGGTCAATGTCTTCTGGCAGCACATGGAAGACGGCACCAACTACCCGCCGATCACACAAAGCGAGTATTCGAGCATGATCCCTGGCAACCGCAAGCCGGGCATCCATGACCTGACTGACGGGCCGTCTGAACTGATTATGAATGACGCTCGCCAAGACATGATCGACGCAGCGGAAACGTTGGTTGCGTGCAATCACACAAAGGAATCCACCGCGTCTATTGAAGAGTCATGCAAGATGCGGCTGAAAGCTGCCATGGGTGGCGTGGAAAAGGTGCTGCTACCCGGTGGTATAAAAGTCTTCCACTCGACTGTGGAATACAAGGCGAAGCCGGAACGCACCACTGTCAAGAAAGCGGAACCCGCACGCACAGGCAGACGGTTCCAGCTTATTGAACCGGAAGGAGAAGGCGCATGAACGATCTCTTTGGAACGGAACCCTACAAGTTGGTGCGCCGCGAAAGCCCGCCAACGTCATTTGAAGCAGCGGACAGTATCGACAGCACGAAGCTGGAGAAATTGGTGTTTGATACGATTCGCTCATTCGGTACCACGGGCTGCATCAGCGATGAAGTGCAAAGCCGGTTGCCTGATCTGGCCTATAGCAGCGTGACGGCACGGTTCAAAGCGCTCATCGACAAGGGGCTGGTGAACATTGACGGCAAACGCAAGGGGCGCAGTGGTCGGAACCAACGCGTCATGGTGGCGCGATGAGCAATCGCACAGCAATCAAGCGTGAGTTACGCAACGCGGGCCGGGTGCTATCCCGGCCTGAGTTGTTCCCTGATAGCCTCGTTGAACTATCCCACAAGTGCATCGAATCGGCAGAGCGGCAAAACATTTACCTGACTGCCGTGCCGTTTAAACGCACCTGTGCAGCATACGAAGCATCCAACAACGTAATCCCATTCCATAAGGTGACAACATGAACCAATCAGAACAGCTTGATAAGTTTGGCGCGGCGTTCGTAGCCGCCCAGGCAAATATGACAAACCCACACAAAGATTCTAAAAACTCGTTCCATGGCTCGATGTACGCATCACTTCAGGAATGCAATAAGCAAGCACACCAAGCACTGAACGCCCACGACATTGGCATCATTCAAGGCGTGCATGATAACAAGCTACGGACCACGCTGATCCACAAATCTGGTCAATGGATTTGTGATCAGGGTGTGCCGTTGGACGGTATCGAAAACGCCAAGAACAAAATGCAAGCCACCGGCAGTGCAATTTCTTACGCTAGAAGATTCGGCGTGTGTGCTATGGTTGGGTTAGCGCAAACGGACGATGACGGAAACGAACTCAATGAACCACCTTCGCGGCCAAAGAGTCGCAAGGCTAAACCATCTGGTAAGGATTTGGATGCTGCCTTCCCCGGAAACGGTGGTCAGAAGGCCGACACTGATGCGCCTGGGGCCAAGGGTCCAGAAAAGGCAGATGCTTCTCCTGGGGCATCTGAGAGCAATACAGACGATGTTCTTACTATGATCTCACCAGATGGCAAGAACACCGCAGAATTTGGTTCAAGCCTGGAGTTTGTCGAGGCTTTTAAGAGCCAGCTAGAACGGATGAAGGGTGATGTGCAGCTAAGTCCAGAGGAAAGAATTTCGGCCATGCACCGTTTCGAGGAACACAATGAACCGACCATGGACCTGTTGCCAGAGGCCGCAGCAAAGACTCTGTACGACGAACGCATACGTTTAAACGCGCAGCTAGGAGCAATTAAATGAGTGTACCAATGGGCATCACGCCGAAACAGATGTCGCTCCGCATGGCGATTGACGAATTTATACAAGCGCATGGCTACTCGCCCAGCGTAGCTGAGTTGGCTTCAATTCAAGGCACATGCAAATCAAACATTGTGCGAATGATGAATGACTTGGCGGATCGCGGCCACATCACACGCGAACACGGAAAACCGCGCAGCGTTTTGGTGGTGCCTGTTGAAATGAAAGGGCATGAGTTATGAAAAAAACTTTGACCGCAAAACAAGAAGCATTTTGCCAAGCGTATATGAGGACTAAAAACGCTGATGAGGCATACCGCAGGGCTTATAATGTGTCAGCTAAGACCACGGCAAAGAGTGTTCGTTATTTTGCTGAATCGAAAATGGAGAACCCTAAGATTGTCGCACGGCTAGAGGAGCTAGAGAAGGAACAAAGTTCGCTCATACTCGCGGCGGATGACAAGCCCCTTGAGGATGCGGCCCCCGGCTCGACGCCACTTTGGGAACTCATCTGCCGCCCCTTCAAAATCATTGCGCGAAAGTTTCATTTTCAAAGTGGATCGGGCGAAGGCTCCTGATCCAATGTTGTAGGCGAGTGAGCAACAGGCGCTAAACTGGTTCTCGTTTAAACGCGTTTTGACAACGCCTCTAACTGCGTTCTCAACGTGGCGCACTTCTCGCTTGAGGAGATATTCACCTTGCTCCTTCGTAATGCTAGGATGATCAAGGGTGACAGGATTGCCCTCATCATCCCAGCAACTACCCCATCCGATTGTTGGCCTTGAAGCAGCACAGAGGTATGGCTCTGACCGCCATCCCTCAAACTTCTTGATGATATCCAGACCGGCTTGATTGCAGTGACCGTCCCACGAATGCGATTCAATCAGTGCGTCATGCAAACTCATGTTTGAGTTTTCCGCGCATAGGTACGGCTCCCGAACCAGAAACTTACAACAGCGGCCCAAACGGCTTGAAATTCTGCATTCCAAATCATGTTGTATTGAGCGGCGGTCATCCAATCCATGCTTACACATAGGGTTAGCACGCCAAACTCAAGGGCAAGCAAGTATGTCAGAACCGGCCTAACACTCGCGGCCATGTTCACAACCCAAGGACTCGCCTTGCTCTGCAAGCGCGACGAATGTTTCATCAACGCCTCGCCTTCGCGGATGTCCGCCTCGACGTGCATGTGTTGAAGTTTAATTTCACCCAAGGCTTTCTGTTGCTCGACTTGCTTGTCCATCAGTTTAAGCTCATGCGCCTTGTCGGATTTGTCTTGAAAGTAATCCATTACTTTCGGAAGAAACGATGTGCCAAATCCCATCAGTGATCCAAGCAATGACAACATTACAACAACACTCCTATAACTACGAATTGCAAAAATAAAAACGTAAGTCCGACCATGCTTAAATTTCCTTCTTGCCCATCACTGGCTTTGTTGGCGGGTCAATGATCTGCAACCCATAACCAGCCGCAAGTATGCAGGTCACAGTCCCGACTTCGCGTGACAAAGACCACGCACCATTTGGGCCAGCGTAAAGTTGCATCACCGATCCATCCATGTACCCACCTGCCAGCAAGGGTTGCTCTTTATATTTTTGTTCAAGCAGTTTTTCGATCTCGGCATGGGAATCGCAGTGCGCCATCAGGTCTGGGGGCGGCGTTGTTTCCACCTCCTGGCGAACAAGGTCGGCTTGCGACCGCATCAAATCTGTCGGATGCACGGCCTTATCTGTCTGGCACCCGGCTAGAAAAAACGCAAGGGCTAGGACCAATATTCTTGCCATGACTTACTCCATTTTTGGGTGTTTAGAATTATGTATGTGCATGAGATGCTCCGTCATCTGGCGAAGCACTCGCAATTCAGCTTGCATGGTTGCCAGTTCACGGTTGCGCTGCTCCAAAGCAGACACGCTATTAATGTCTTTGAGAACGTCAATCTGGCTGGAGAATACGGCGCGTTGTGATTCGGCATCATCTAGCCGTGCATCAAAATTGCTTTTGAATTTGTCAAAGTTTTTATGAAAGATTTCCAAGTCTTCCATCACTCTTGCAAGGTTGCTTTTCACAACCGCGTATCCACCCGCTACAGTCGCAAGCAGCAAGACCCCCTGGATTGCATGGGTAGCCGTTAGTTCCATGTCACCTCACCGCCGGTCCATGAGTTGCCGCCCACCAAAGAAACCAAGCAATGCCGCCAGCAACAGCCGCAACAGCTAGACCTTTGGCGACTTCGATTAAGATTGCTTTTCGTTTCTCTGCACGCTCCTTCGCGTCAATCTTATCTTGACGTGCGCGCTCCTTTTTGTCAGCAATTCGCTTTTCACGTTCAGCCAGGATTTGGTCCCAGGTGCTTTTCTCGTTGGGACCGCTCGGCCACTTACGATTAATTTCGTCTTTTAAATCAGAGATTTGCTGATCAAGTTGCTTTTGTTCGATGACCGCTGCGGCTGCCGCACTAATACTCTCATCACCGCCATCATCTTTGGCCCGCTTCTGTAAAATGCTTTTGTTCTTTTGGCCGATAGAACTACCCGGCTTGTGATTTTTATTCTTTTCGTGTTCATCCTGTGCGCTGAAAACGCCATCTAGGCCGTGGACAATTTCCTGCACACCCTTCGCGCTTTTAACCAGAGTCTTAGTAGCCGCGACGGCTGCGGCGATTGTAAGAGGATCGATAACACACCTGCCTTAGTCGGGCTTTGGATTATCCGACTTAACCTTGGCAACGTGATCTCTCCACGTTGTCGTGCCATTCACTGCGTCCCAATACTGCATGTCAAGTTGATTGCCGATTGAGGCATAGGCGGCTTGACGTTTGCTAACGTAGGCGGTGGCCGCAAGGTGCGCCTCATATTCGGTTTTCCAAGTATTGATATCGCTATCGCTTGGGATGCCGCCGGGAAAGGCCGTGATCACGCCGCTTTTCGTTGCGATCCCCTCTTGATTTGGAAATTTCCAGCCGATTACGGCTCCGATGTTACTCATACCGCGTACTCCCAGATGATTAGCGAACTGGCATTTACGCCACCAAAGTCTCGAGTTCCATTTGATCCATTAAAAGTGACCGTGTACGGGCTACCGGCGACATATCCTGCCCTGATCTTGAATGTCGTCGAGGATGTCGTGCCAGCAGCCATAACATGCTGGATGGTATGCTGGTATCTTTCGTGATTTCCGTTGGAATCGTGAGTTACTGCTGCCAACGCATTGGCTGTGGAATCTTGGAATAAAGCTGATCCAACTCCCGCGCCACCCGAATCGGCTACAGCAAAACTTCCGGTAAACTGAATAACTAGTTTGTTGCTTGCATTCGTTGGCGTAATCGCAAGGGTCATAAATTCAGTGCCTTCCGTATTTTGTGGAATAGTATTGTCCACGTTAAAAACGGTTGTTCCTGTTGCAACAGCACCATCAACGGAAGAAACCATTTGCACGAGTTTACCTCCGCCAGCACTGACCTCTGCAAAAACGGGTACATTGCCAGCGCCTTGCGATTTAAGATAATGACCAGAAGTGCCAGCCGAAACCGTCGTTGGATTCCCGCTCGAATCCCACGAAATTAATTCCCCATCAGTGCCGGATTTAAGTTCTGGCAGACCGATAGCGTCATTTGCCATCATCGCTTCTGTCACAAAGTCATTGGCTAACGCGCCTTGATTCAGGCTTGTTGAAGTCGGTTGTGCGCCGAGGTACCGCATCAAGTGATCTCCATGAAGCTGAGGCTGATGTCGATATAGTTATCCGCAGCCGCCTGAGCGGTAATGCTATCGGTTGTCTGCAAGACGATCTTTTGCCCGCCAAACACCTCTAACGTCGAACCGGCTGGGATGCTTGTGTCTTTCAACAAATACACATTGGCATTCGTGTTTGGATTGCCGCCACCCGTGTCTGACACAAGGATCACATCGATATCCGTTGCGGCGGAATGACGGTTGCAGATCGTCATTCCCAGGATCACCGCCGTTGTCGAACTTGGAACGGTGTAAATTGTGTCGGCGCTACTGTGATCTACAGACGCCCGCGTCGCTACCTTGAAAGTGTTTGCCATGTCTTGCTCCTTTCGGGGATGCTTCCCCCCTGATCAACCAAGCGCCACGGCCAAGGCCGTCGCATCCGCCGTTGAAATT